TGCACTATCGTCAGAAACAACTGACCCAGATGCAGTAGCACTATCAGATGTAACAACTGTTTCAGTAACACTTGCTGAATACGGCAACGCTTCACTCGTTACTCGTAAACTACAGTTGTTCTCACTCTCAGATGTTGACCCTGCAGTTGCAGACATCATCGCTTACAACATGGCTGACTCTATTGACAAGATTGCAATGGATGTTCTACGCCAGGGTACAAATGTTGTTTACTCAGCATCATCTACAGCACGCACATCAACAGTTACAGTTACTGCTACTGATACAATCAAGGCAGCAGACATCCGTAAGACAGTTGCTAAGTTGCGTTCTAACAAGGCTGTTCCACGCGAAGGCTCACTCTACTGGTGTGGTATCCACCCAGAAGTTTCACACGACCTCCGCGCTGAGACAGGCGTTGGCGGATGGAACGACATGCACAAGTACGCAGAGACAGGCACAGGACAATTCTGGGCTGGCTCAATCGGAACATTTGAAGGAGCCTTCTTCGTTGAAACTCCTCGTATGTACCGTGGCGTAGACGGTGCAGACCAGTCAACACTCGCTACAACAGCAGTAACAGTTGCTGGAGCATCAGCAGCATACACACTTGGTGTTGCTTCAACATCAGTTATCGCTACATCAGCAGAAGTTGGTGACAAGATTTCTGGTACAGGCATTGCATCAGGTGCAAAGATTACTGCAATCTCAACAGCCTCAACAACAACAACAATCACTGTAGACACAGCACACACTGCTGCAGTCACAGCAACTACTGTTGTAACAGTTACTCCAATCACAGCCGTCTACCGCACAATCGTTGCTGGTAAGCAGGCTTTGGCTGAGGCTGTTGCACAGGAGCCAAATGTTGTTATTGGACCAGTCGTTGACCGTTTGATGCGTTTCCGCCCAATCGGGTGGTACGGCGTACTTGGCTTCTCTCGCTATCGTGAGGCTGCTATGTACCGTATTGAATCTTCATCTTCAATCCAGAACTAGTCAATATGTAGTTGAGGGGGCGGGTTCGCCCGCCCTCTCTCTATAACAATAAGGAGGAACCATGGCGCAGTATCAATTCGTTACACCATCGGTTAAAGAAACACCGATAGCGTGGGATAGATTGTTTATTCGCTATGGATTAGACCGTGGCATATCTGTACTAATGGTTGATGGAGTTTATTCTTCATACCGTTTCCCCGCCCAGACAGACATTGCAGCATCTACCGAGCATTACCTTGGTGGACATACATACATCATTGACGAAGCAACCAAGAATCGTTTAACAGATGCATCAATCGGGGGAACTTATGGAGACTACATCACAGCAATATGATTGCTCCGTTAAAGGGCATAAAGGCAAAGTAGTTAAAGACGGCTACGATTTAGTAGACGGACAAATGATATTTAAGGTTGAGTTGTTTGGCTGCACTGAGTGCGATGCCACCTCACCAGAACCATGGTCAGACTGGGGCGTAGTAGATTCCAATCCAGACCACATTGATTCAGAAGATTGCCCATGCTTTGGGTGCAAGGCTCGCTCACTCCAGTTAAACCCAGGAGATGCAGCAAGTAACAAGAACGGTATGTCACAGAAGAAGTGGAACGCAGAGTTAAACCTCTACAAAACTGCTCGTGACCAAGGCATACAACCAGATGGAACATCTACCAAACTAGTACAAAAAGCAATAGATGCCTCAAACAAAGTAGGCAAAGCCTACGATGCAAACACTGGTGGGTTTAAACCATGACTGCCATTGTAGGTATTCAGGGAAAAGGCTGGGCAGTAATAGCAGCAGATTCCATGACTACCTATGACGACAAACCATACTATGCCAAAGGTATGGACAAAGTAGTACGCAAGGGTGACTATGTGTTTGCCTTTGCAGGTGATGCCATCTCTGGCAACATAGCAGAATTTCTATGGGCACCACCCAAGATTATTAAGACAATGCCACTTGATGCATTTATGCAGACAAAAGTGCTTCCTTCTTTGCGAGATGCTATGAAAGAACATGGCTACGAACCTGATGCAATCAAAGACCCGAACGCTGGATTTGATGCACTCATCTGTATCAATGGGGTTATCTTTGAAATTGATGAGCAGTACCTATGGTCACGAGATGACCGTGGACTTTACGCAGTAGGTAGCGGTGGTTCATTAGCACTTGGCGCACTAGCCACTGGGTTCAGTAAGAACTCAATGAAGGCAGCAGAGTTTGCTGCACGCAGGGCAATTAAGATTTCCGCCGATTACTGTATTGGTGTTGGTGGGGATGTCAAAGTAATCACACAAAAGGGGAACACAATGGCTACAAAGAAAGCAGCATACGCAATGTTTGAAAAGACAGAGCCAAAGAAGCAGAAAAAAATTGAACTTAAAAAGGGCGAATCAAAGGCTCAGGTTAAGAAGGAAGTTGCCAAAGGTATGGCAATGATGAAGAAGAAGGGCAAGTAATCATGTGCACAACATGTGGATGCGGAACAAAGACAGTCAACTCAGATGACAATTATGGAACAGTTAACCCTTACGGTATCCCTGCTCCCGAAGTTAATAAGCCAACTACTCTTGGCAATAAGTAAAGGAAAGTAAATGACAGACCCAAGGCTAAAGCGAGCAGGAGTGGCTGGTTTTAATAAACCAAAGCGCACACCAAGCCACCCAACAAAGTCACATGTAGTTGTGGCTAAGTCTGGTGATGAGGTTAAAACTATTCGCTTTGGTCAACAGGGTGTCACTGGAGATAAGACTCCAACAGCAAGACAAAAATCGTTCAAGGCTCGTCATGCTACAAACATTGCCAAAGGCAAAATGAGTGCAGCATATTGGGCAGACAAGGTGAAATGGTAATGGCTACAGGTTATGAAGGCTCAACGCTAGTTGCTGAATTAAATCGGCTTGCCAACTCTGGCACCTACCCAGCACGCACAGAATTTCTTGAGGAAGCAGCAGCAGCCTGCGCGTGGGCTGGTCTTTCACGCACCTATGAAACTGTACATGCTTTAAACATTAAAGCAGGTCGCACAGACCCAAAAACATTTACAGGTCTTAATGCAGTATGTAATGAACTTGCTTCAACTACCAACAAGTCAGCAGTATCAGCGCTACGGAGCATTGACCTATGAGTACACTTGAACAACTTACTGACCGTGTGGATACGCTCCTTCACGGCTACAGCCTTAATATGGAATCAACCACATGGCTTACTTCTGCTATAACATCAGGTGCAACAACTATATCTGTCAATGATGCTAATGTTGTAAGTCGTGGATTTGTACAAGTTGGCGATGAGATTATGTATGTTAACTCAACTAACAACATTGACAATGTATTGACCCTTGCGCCATGGGGTCGTGGACAACGCGGAACACCAGCGGTAGCACACGATAACCTAGACCGAGTAATGGTATCTCCATTGTTCCCACGCTATGAGATTAAGCGTGCCATCAATGACACACTCAACGCTATGTACCCACAGATATTTGCTATTGGTCAATATCAGTTTAACTATATTGCAGCACGCACAACCTATGACATCCCTGATGCCGTGCAAAATGTTTTATCAGTAACACACTCAGTAATTGGACCATCTAAAGAGTGGCTTCCAGTTCGTGCGTGGCAACTAGACCGCGTTGCTAACCCAACAGCCTTTGGCGATGGTACAAACTTTGGTCACTCACTTGGTATCTATTCCCCCGTAGTACCAGGGCGAGCAGTCAATGTGGCTTATTCAAAGCGCCCAACGCTGTTTGATTTAACAACAGCAACAAGTCAAGAATACTCAACAGTAACTGGCATGCCTGACTATTCAGAAGATGTAGTTCTTTATGGCGCAGCCTTTCGTATGATTTCTTTCCTAGACCCATCACGCCTTGGCGCTCTATCTGCAGAAGCAGATGTGCTTGACAATCAGCGTGGAGCACGAAGTGGTGAGAACGCATCACGCTTCTTGTTCAATATCTATTCAACTCGTCTTAACGAAGTGGCGGAGAACCAACGCCGTCAATTCCCTATTCGTTCACACTATCAGAGATAAGGCAC